ATACATTAAAACCAAAAGGATATATTATTGACGACCTGTATATGAATATATATGAAATCACACAAATTGGTGAATGTATACCAACACGCTCATCTTACTATTGTATCTACATAACCTTTACGATAAAAACAAATTGATATTTATTTACAAACTCTGTTTCTAAATAAAAAATGGGCTTATGCACAAGCGTTCATAACAAATTAAATGATGTAGATGTATCAATTGTTCCTTCATCCGAAGAATTTAATGAGAACATTGAAAGGTTAGAAAGAGAACACGGAGAAAAATATTATGTGTATATCAAGTCAAAACTCGAGAAAAACAATTTTGAGAAAATGATACGAAAGGATTTCATCGAGTGTATCCGTGATGCACGCAAGAATTTTAACATCTCATACATTGTTAACAACGTATCAAACGAATTTTTTAGAACCCGTCATTTGGACACTTTAAAGAGTGACCTCAAACAATCTGTAACATCTCTAATGGACGAATATAAACCTATGGGATACAACATTTCTGGTCTATCTGTTCTCATTTACAGAGTTCACACTAACTGTCACATAAACATACAATTCACTATTAAATCTTAATCTTTTCCTTCTGACATTAATTTAAAAACCTGCTCTTTATCTTTAAAATGTCAGAAGAAAACAAGTATAAACAAAAAGCAATACAATGGCGCGAACATTCACAACAGTTGGAAAAAACTATTGCAGAGTTGGAGAATACTATATCAGACCTGCAAAATCAACTTGAGATTCTTCCTATGTTACAAGAAGAAAATGATCGACTAAAATCAGATACGGAAAGACGTGGGTCAAAGAGTGTCTTGTATGAAAAATACAAGGAGAAATATGAACAACTAAAACTTGACTATGACACACTTAGAGACGAAAACCGTGATAACAAGTATGAAATAAAGGAGAAGGAAAGAGAGATTTCGTTCTTGACGAAAGAGTTGTTAAAAGAACAAGAAAAGTCTACGAAATGGGAGGAACGATATGATAAACTTATCAACAAGTAATTTATTCTATTAATTTTTATTAATAGAATCATTTGAGAATTGTCTTGTACTTTTCATCAATATCATATTTTACAATATGTTCACCAGAAGTATTATCATAAAATAACCTATATACATTAATAGTTTCTTTTGGATGTTCAAGAGAACATTTTTCTATAAAATCTGTTAATGTTTTTAATCTATCTTCCAAAGAAATCTTTTTAAGTTTTCCATTTACTCTATACGCATCAGGGTTATAACGTATAAAAATACAATTTACTGATTCAGCCTGTCGAATATTAAACATACGAGCCATTTCACAATTAGAGTCATAACTACTATGCTGGTCTTCATCAATTTCTATGATAATCAAGTAGGTTTTCATATCGATTTTAATATCAGGCCTGTAATTTCCATATGCAAACCCAATTGATTTATTATGGATAAACTTGTATTTTTTGTCTGTTAAATGATTTACTACTAACATTTCTTTTGTTTTTTGTCGTATAGATGAATTGGGCTTACAGTATGCGCATTGTTGCATTTTATTTCTAACTATAAACAACTTGCAAGAACTACATCTCGGATTAATAACATCAACCATATCATTTGTAGCACATCCAACACAAAATCGTGCAGGTTTCATATCTTTATAGTTATAGGTTGGTTGATGTTCATTACATTTTTCACACATCGATGCTTTCATATTCTTCATATCTTTTTCACTACACGCTTTACAATACAATTCGTTCTTAATTATACCAAATACACCTTGTGTTTCTTTACATTTTACGCACATTTTACTAACTAAATCTTTCATTTCTTCTGTTTTATGTTTTGCACAATGTGTTGGTATTTTTTCGATACCATATGTTGCACGTACAACATTACATTCTTTACACATCACATTCATATGTTTACAATCAGCCATTCCTTCCAATATATGTTCAGAACATCTGGTAGCCTTATTGTTAATTCCAAATGTTGGTTGTCTATCACACAAGTCACATGTAGCATTTTTAACATCAGTCATATCTTTTTCTTTACATTTCTTGCATCTTGTTGCTTTTTGTCCTGGTAATCCAAAACTTGCATTTGCTCCACATCCTGTATCACATAGATTACTAACAAGATCAACCATGCCGTTTTCTTTACATTTTTTACATCTTATCGCTTTTTGTCCAGGAAATCCAAAACTGGGAGATACCAATTTACACACATCGCAATTACTAGAATTCAATCTGACCATACCAGGTTGGGAATGTTGTTTACAATAGATAGGTCGTTTCTCTCCAGGTAAATTATAAGATGCTCTTACAGGTGTTGTATGATCTGTATGAATACACATTCTTGTATCTTTTTTAACATTTACCATACCAGGTTGTATATGCTCTTTGCAATATAATCTTTTTGTTTCTCCTGGAAAGTTATAATTAGGGTCATTCGGACATCCTTGAAATTTGCATTTAGAAGGCATTGTTTTGTTTGTTTTGATTCGAATATAATTTAGTTTTCAATTTTATAAAATAGAAAATGGAGGAGCCGTAGGTTTCCTTAAAGCAAATACTTTATATAAATGCTAGTGGTCCGCTTCAGGTTTCCTAAAAGTAAATACTTTCAATATATAAATGCGAATGGTGGGGCATAAGGTTTCCTAAATATTAGGTATCAAAATATTAATCTCTGGAATTATATTTCTGGAAATGAAATATAAGGAAAAATGGTGAAAAATTTCTAGAGGACCGGGAAACCCAGCGCACCCCCACTCACCCTGATAATGTTGTTATTTACACACGTCACAATGTATTCATAGGTCTGTGCGTAATTAGCACCAGATCCTGCAGCTCCTGTTCCTGCAGCTCCCGCGATAGCACCGGCTGAGGCTTCTGGGACGGTGCTAACGTTGGTAAGCTTACCGTAGTTAGTCGATCCCATAGGGTCGAGACAAATGAAGTCAAGAGAGTATGAGTACATATGGTACCCAGTATCCAACGGGATAACTGGGGCGCCATACCATGGCTGAACCAGAGAGTAGTAATCAGACCCCATCTGAGCAAGACGATTGGTATTCTCATAAATGAGGGAAGTCTGCAAAATAGGATCAACAGCTCCAGAGGGTGTAAAATCAACCGCGTGAGCACCCGGGACGGGAGAAGCGGCAGTGTAATTAGACCACTCAGCATCGACTGTCTTGTTACGAACAGCGAAAAACAAGACCTTAATAGCATGAGAAAATCTGATGTCATAGCTCGGCGTGGGATTGGTGGAAGGTGCGAACGTCTGACGCGGAGCGGTTTGCACTTGTTCAATCAGAATATCACGTGGTGCACACGCCATACGCTTACGTTCATCATTGGACACAATCGCATAATTTGCCCAAACTTGAGTTTGTCCAAGAACAGGTGCTCCTCCAACCAAGTCAGTAGATTGAGCAGCGGAAGTAGGGTTGGTTCCAGCAGCTGCTACAATGTTATCGACCAACAGGAGATGGTTCCAATCGCGCATAGAAAAGTTGATTCTCATATCGTTATATGGCAACGCTGCAGTGGGTAAAGAAACTCCACTGTCACGAGAGTAGAAGAACGGTAACGGAAGATTCAACGTGTATGCAGGGATAGCAACACCTGGTTCGTGTGGTTCAACCATACCATCGAACGTTCCAATCATGTTATTGTATCCGTTACGTTTTCCGGCGGGAACAGTAAACGCAGTCCAGAAGTCGAGGTGGTAATTGTCGAAACGAGCAGCGACCAAATCGTTGAATGTAATGCAACATTCACGAATGATATTGTGCATAAAGTTTCGTGTCCATCGGAGACGTCCATTAGCTCCAAATCGTGTCGTTGTTAGGGTAACTGATGGTGTCGTCAATCTCAACCAAGTTTGAAGAAGATAATCTCCAGCACGGGAGATACTTACAGACCATTCAGTGTTAAAAGCAGGTGTTCCACTTGCACGGGAAAGAACAACCGGAACTTGAGTGAACCAAGTAGCTTTACGGGTTTCGCGAACGAAATATGCAGTGGCATCGGGACCACCATACATATATTTCTCGAGTTCATCATACGTAGCCAAATCGATAAAACCCGAAGTTACATTTGATGTACAAATACTTGCAGCCATTTATTTATTAGTAACCAAGAAATTATTTTTTTATATTTTTTGAAAAAGTTTTAAAGCATAATTATTTATGAGAATAATAATAATTATGACAGAATTAGACATTTTAGCGGTCGACTCTTCAATAAGAGAATCCTTTAATTCTGAAAAAAAAAATCTCGACCAATACAAGAAAACATTCGCCGAACTCGATCGTCTCTTAAAATCAAAAAACCTCAGTATGCAATCCAAATGTAGAATAGAAAAAAATCACCACACTCTCCAAGAACGTATCAAAAACATTGAAAATGACACTGACTATAACTTTTATATCAGAGAATCTATCGCCTGCATAGAAAGTTACAAGAAAATACTAAATACCCCCCAAAAAATATCATTCGTTGGTAAATCCAATGAAAATAACTCTCAAAAAATAGAAATTATCACGAAATTTCTATCCATTGCTCAAAAATATGTCTCTATCGACATTGAAATCCCTGACCCTAAAAAGAAAATATACTGCAGCAACTGCGACAATAAAAAGGAATTCATCATCTCTGACAACAATGTCTACATTTGCATCCTCTGTGGCGCCGAACAGAAAATACCTATCCATACATCTAGCTATAAGGACATTGATAGAGTCAACATCAGCACAAAATACACATACGACCGTATCATCCATTTTAGAGACTGTATGAACCAATATCAGGGTAAACAGAATAGTACGATTGATATCAAGGTATACCAAGATTTAGAAAGACAATTTGAGCTTCATCATCTTCTTGTGGATAGTTCTGATAAACAAAAAAGATTTTCGAAAATAACACATGAACATATAAACATGTTCTTAAAAGAACTCGAATACACTAAACACTATGAAAACATAAACCTCATCCATTACAACTTTACAAAAATTCCTCCCGATGATATCAGTTATCTTGAAGATGTATTAATGGACGACTTTATCATCCTCACTGAACTCTATGACAAACGCTTCAAGATTGAAAAGAAGATTGACAGAAAAAACTTTATCAACACCCAATACGTTCTCTTTCAACTTTTATGTCGTCATAAACATCCCTGTAAAAAGGATGACTTTAATATCCTCAAGACTACTGACAGGCAAGCATTTCACGACGAGATTTGTAAAGAACTCTTCACTGAACTTGGTTGGAACCATACCCCGTTTTTGTAATTTAAAATTAATGTATACTAGTATATAAAATAAATGTTTAATGAATTTGTGGTTGATACAAAACTTGATATGATACGTTTGTCTGATAAACAAACTCTATTACAAAAACTTTTATACGAACCTATATATCCTGGTCAGTATGAGAAAATTAGGAGTAAAATATTTTTGCCACCAGAAGACCTTAAAAAATTTTATGAAAAAGATTGTGAAGACTATAAAGATCTTCTTAATAAATATCCTGAAAAGGAAATTGTATGTAAGTCGGAATTTAAGAGACAAAATTTCTTTAAACCTGTAAGTTTTAATTTATCATCTTAAAAATATGTATATACGTATATAATGTATGCGACGAATACTAAATTAGATGCGGAGATGACCATATGGGAAAAGAAAAAGTCAACTAGATATAAATGGTTGATGTTAATAAACAATTCAAAATGTTATTACAATAATTGGAAAGAATATGTTGAAATAAACGGTTTTCGATATTGGTATAGTTATCCAAATGAACCATCTTATAAGCTCAAGTTTGCTTTAATAAAACTTACATTATCATCGTATATTTATCGTCTTAAAAATATGTTATTACAGATATAATGTATGCGACGAATGCTAAATTAGATGCGGAGATGCAAAAGAGAGAAGTAGACAAGAAGAGAGAAGAAGACAAGAAAAGGTTTTTAGAGAGTGATATCCATAAATGGTACTTATTAATAAAAAAGATGAAATGTTTTCGGCATAAAAAATCTGTCAAAGTAATGGAGCCTAGAGTTTATAGATGAAATAGAACTAATCAAACATAAAAAAACAACTTAAATATGTTAATGTCATT